AGCTTGAGATTTTGAAGAGGCTTTGTTCCGTGCTGTCCGACCTTCAGGTGTCGAGCGAGCTGTAGCTAGAGATTTTGCGTTAGAGAGGTCCTTGCAGTCTTTATGGACATACCCACCATTGCTCTGTAACAGCATGCTTTTAGGGTCATCGTAAGTCTTGCAATGAGGGCACCTCCGATAATCTGGATTACCACATGCCTGCATTGCTCGGAGGTGCTTATGGTGCGTAAGGTGCTCGGCTTGAGTGGCAAATAGCTGAAGGTTCTCCGGAGAGTTGTTCCTTTTGTCTTCATCGACATGGTGGACAACTTCAAGGTCCGTCAGTGGTCTTCCAAGTATCCCGGACATCACGAATACATGCTCATAGATATTTCCATTAGCTTGCGCGTTTGGATGCCCATGTTTTGTGAGAAATTTATAGTTAGCCATAAGTACCCTTTCAAAGGTTATTAAATAAGTGCTGGTTTGAGGCCTCGAGAGCCAGCGTCGAGTGAAAGCCCAACTTAGATGGGTGCCGTTGGTTGTAGTGCCTGCTCTTGCGAGTCAGGAATACCATTATTGTTTTGGTCAAAGTCTTGTTGTTGAGCAGCCAGAACAGTATTCGCCAATTGGATACGTTGGTCAAAGGCTTGCTGGTCGTCCTCACGAAGATTGTTAGTAGCAGCAGCGATAAGTTTAGCCTGCATCTCAACAGGTAGCAGCTCAGCCTGACGCATCTTATAAGTTACTTCAGCGCGCTTCAAAGCCAACTCAGCTTGTGCCATTTCAATAGCAATTGCTTCTAGTGGGTTTGGAGGCTTCTCTTTAGGCTTAGACATTTCATCAAGCATTGCAATAATCTCAGCGCGATTCATAACGCTACTCGAAGAGATGATTCCCTTAAGTAACACTGGAAGCACTGGAGTATCAGGACCAAGAGTTTGAAGCAGGCCTATGAGTTTTGCGCTTTCGAATTCGCGTTGCAAGACACCCATCGTGCCGACTGGGACAAACTTCATATCCACTGAGGGATAGCGCTCTGGCTCGAGTTGCATCATCCGATACGCTACCATCTTTACAAATGGTAACAAAAAGGAATCTTGGAAGCTGACGAGGGCGCGGCGGTAACGCTTAACCGACTGAGCCACTGAAGCAGACATACCATGCTGACCGTTAGTGCCGGCAGCGGCTTGTAAGCCATCAGTAGTCCCGGTAGCTTGTAACAGCATGCGCTCAATGTTCTGAGCTTCAACAACACCTTGGTTAGTAGTAGTACCGAACTTAAACGGCATCAAGATTTCACTAGGGTTACCATTGGTGAGAATCGCCTTACCGGGACGAACTTCAAACTTACTTCCTCGTGGGAGGCGCGTTGAGTCCATAGCAATCATTGGCGCCGTTGTGAGGGCCAAGCTATCAAAGTGGGCACGAAGTTGGGCGTCAAGAGCTCGTTGAGTTCCTTGAGCTTTCTCAGCAGTACCACGCCCATAGAAGCCCTCTGCAAAGTCATCCTGATAGGAGATAACAGGGCGAGCTTCAAGTTCCCAAGGAGATTCATTCTCTTTCAGAATAACAGTACCGTTGCCAATAACTACAATAGCCTCAACTAGGTCAGTATAGTCATCAACGTCGCTATCGTCCTCTTCAAACAATGCCACAACGCCTGCGTCTTTAGCTGAGGTGCTCAGGAGCGCTCGAGGGACTTTACCATAGTAGGTCAGGATGGTTACGAGGTCGCCATTATCTTGGACAATCAGATCATCTATCGTCTGAAGTTCTCGGTCGCGAGCTACAGCGGTAATTTCAGCTTCAAGGTAAATGCCGAGGCGCTGCTTATCAGCTACATCAAACATTGGCACTTGTCGCTCAATGCCACAACCCAAAGCTTTCTTGATGCTCTTCGAAGTTACGTCAATCAGAAAGTTTCGTGGGTGCACAGGGTTCAAATAGACCTTAGTGACCTCTGTAGTCTCAATGCCCGTCTCAGCTACACCTGTGACGCCTTTAACGGGGCGAGTAGCAGGAATTGCTTCAGTCTCTTTGACCGTAACAACTTCACCGATGCCTGTACCGAAGAGCATGGCGTGCAGAGCAATCTCGGAGAGGGCTAAGTCACAGCCGGTACTCTTCAGATCTTCTTGTAGAACACTACTAAGCTCTTCAACGTCAATAGCAGAGCCATTAACATCCTTTATGTCATCAACGATATCGAACCAGCGCCCCGTAGTACCTTGGAGTGCCTCCATAATTTCGGCGTGACGAGTTTCAACAGCCTGTTGCGTTGCAGGGCTGACAAAGCGTGAGCGCTCAGAGTCACGGGATTTGCCGGTGAAGCGCCCATAGAAGGCATCTTCGTAGCTATTCCAGTTTTCAACTAAACTCTTACGCTGTTCCCGCCACGTATCAGTGTGTTTTGCAATCCACGTAATGAGCTTGTCGTTACGAGTCTTATTCGGGTCGACTTTAGGGGCGTCGCCTTCATCATTATAGAGTTCCATTAGGAAAGTCCTTGCACTGATAAAATATCATGGTAGTTTATTAAGTAATAGCATTAATACCCAATATAGGTATCAAGAACCTCACGCTCTACTTCTTCGAAGTGTGACGAGAATGTTACAACTGCTATTTGGGCTATATACGCGAGGGCATCAATGCGGTCATCTTTGGAGGTAGGTGACGGGAACATCGATAGTTGCTTCTTAACTTCAGTCCAATCTTCTTTGTCGTTGAAAGTAATCTGACCGTGCTCAAACTTAGCTTGAAGCGCAAATGTAATTCGGTCAGTTTTCTTCTGGTTACCATGAGTAAGTTCTTGGACTTTAATGTAGACGCCATATCGTCGCATCTCGATCATTAGAGTATCCATTACTGCGTTACGAGACATCCCTCGTTCAATGCCAAAGGCAACAGGCTTGTACTTACGCAGTAGCGCTAGGATATGCGTTACAGTTTCTCTAACAGACCATCGGCCAGCGAGTATCTTCTCGACATACCATTTACCTTCGTCGCCAATCTTGACAACTGCGAGTGCAGACTCATCGTTCTTAGACTTCTTACCTTCGGAGGTAAACTCACCACCAAAGCCTGCCAAGTCACCTGCAATCACATAATCACCATATTTGAGCTCTTTGCCAGTCTTGAATAACTCTTCTTTGAAGATGTCTGAGCCAGGTGTAGTGAATGATGCCATAAACTCAACCTCAAAGGTATAAGCGCTCATTGTACTCTTTGCAGCCTCAATTTCATTACGATCAATAGTTGGGTTATCGTAGGTAGTTAAGTGCGTAGCAGTCCAGTCAGGGTCACCACTTTCTAGAGCGTACGTGTATAGGTCGTAGAAGCCATTAAAACCGTTAGGGGAGCTAATAAACAACGCTCCACCTTTCAAGTCACTAAGGGCAGGCCGGATAACCTGAGTCCACATCGCCATTGAGGGGTAATATGCAATTTCATCTAGAACACAGAAGGCTAACTTAAGACCTCGCATGCCATCGGGAGCTTCTGCAGACCTAAAGCAAATCTTTACGCCATTTGTGAGGAGAATATCACCATTGTTAGAGTTTGAACTCTTAATAAAGGCTCTAGCCTCTTCGAGCATAGCGTCATAGCCAATTTGCTTCGATTGCGCTGCTGTTGGGCCTACGTAGCCTACAACTGAGCCTTTAGGAGCTTTAAGAGCTTCCGCAAGAGCCCGTTTAATAGCATAGTTACTTTTGCCACAACGGCGTCCGGCGCATACAACTTGAAAGCGGCTACCTATAGACCATAATGAGAGTTGCCATGGGAGTAAGACCCAATTAATGCTACTCATAGTTATCTTCTTCTTCTAGCGTGTCTTGAACGTCTGTAATATCATCACCGCTAGAGATAGCAGCAACAGAGCTACTAGTAAGGCCTGAGATATTAATTGAAATAGTCGGCGATTGATTACCATTAGCTGCCTTGTCAAAGTGACTCAATGGTAGTACGCGATCAATGCACATCTTCAAAGCGCCCATCTGCCCTGGATGGTTATCATTGAGAGCAATCATAACGAGTTTAGACATCAGCACTGGGCCATTGTCACCCATAAGAAACTCTTTGAACTTCTCCAGGCGGGCCGCTTGACCTGCAGGGCGACCTAAGGGCTTAGGGGCCACTGCGTTAAGACCAACCTTAGGGATATTCGCCGCTCGGGCAATTGTAGTAGGCCTACCTAAAGGGGTCTTTGGAGTGTTGTTGATTTGCTGTTGCAAGAGCTCAGAGGCAGCGCTCTTGATAGTTGTAGCCATAAGAGCTCCGTTGGTTATGTTTTGTTGTGAGGGTGTTATTAAGGACTCTTAAGAGACTCTGAGTATTATTACGATAAGACCACCAATAGTTATTACTTAAAGGACTCTGAGCACATTAAGTAATACAACTATAGTAATAATCGTAATTGAACTTAAAGGACTTCTAAGACTTCTAAGACTCTAAAGACTCTTAAGTAATACAACTATAGTAATAATAATAATAGTTACTCAAAGGACTTCTAAGACTCTAAAGACTCTAAAGACTCTTAAGTAATACAACTATAGTAATAATAATAA